TATTTCTTTACGAGTAATGTGCTCTAATAATGTTACTTTATTTTCAATAACTTGAGATGGTTCAACAAATTCTAATGTATTGTGTGATTCAATCAAATTATACGCAGCAGCATACTGTGAGTAATTATTGATTTTTGATTTAAAAAATTCTTCTAAATCATAAGATTCACGAATATCTTTGATTAAATTATATTTTTCTTTGCGTAATGCAGAGCGATTTAAGCGTGAAGATATTTCAAGTGTAGCGGTAATTAATGATTCGGCTTTACTTTCAGTTAATGCTTTAGTATTAGTTAAAGCCTGATATAACTTGTGTTCTTTAGTTAACTCAGATTTAGAAAAATATTTCTTTACTAAGTTAATAGCAGCTGAATCTTTACCGGATACTGTATCTGATGCAATTTGGCGAACCAATAGTTCAAATAATATACCAGTATTTTTGAATTTGCTATGTTTAATTTTCATATAAAATAGTATGCACTACCTATAAATATGTAGTTGTTATATGTCCTTAATATTTTTTTCGTCTAATAATGTAGATTCCTGTTGTGCTTCAAATACAATTGGTTTATCTGCTCTAGGAATACCAGCTAACATATCTTTATATCTTAAAGATTCAGCTAGGGCTAATGGTGAACCACCTTTAGGTGTTCCACTTCCTTCGTCAGGTATATTAGCGGTGTACAATGTACTATTTTCAGTACTACCTAATCTATCTTTACCTAATGGGTCTTTTTGTGTACCCACAATTGATGATTTTTCTTTAGGGCGACCAACAGGACGAGTTTCGTCATATCCAGGAGGCACTTCTTGTTTACCAGTACCATTTCTACCAACACCATATAATGTAGCTAGATCATGTGGTGTACCATAAGATTTACCTGATTTAGCCGGATCGTTACCTTCGTTTTCAATTTGAGATAAACGGAAAGTACGTTTCATGTCTTCAGCAATTAAATCACGGTATTCATCATATTGATCTTCACTGAATTGGAACACATTATCATAAATCCAATCTGAAGGCATTAATTTGCTATCTTGAATGTCTTTAGCTAATGCAATCTTTTCCTTCCACAATGCTATTTTTTCTTGTTCATAAATGATAGATGGGGTTGTCAATGACAATTCGAAATTACTTAATGCCTCTCCATCATATCCTTGTGTATATAAATGTACTAATGCCATTTTATATAATTCACTAACAACAATACGTTGAATACGTTCAACTGTACGAGCGAAGCGAATATCTTCAGCAGCTAATGTAGCTTTACCAGTTAAATCTTTCTCAAATCCGAAGAATGCTTTAGGTACCTTAAGGGCAGCTAACATTTCATCACGTAAGAAGTTTACGTCTTCAATTGCATTATATTCTAGACCTTTAGTAGTTTCAATTTTAGTATTACTATTAGCGCCACGTTGCGGAATATAGAAATCCTCCATTACGTTCATCATGTTGTAACGTAAGTTATATTCACCTGTTTTATGATCCATGAATGGAGTTTTTTGCATTTTCTGCTTTAATTTCTCCATGTATCCATCTACTTCATTTGGAGGTAAATTACCAATATCAACGTAAAAAATACGTTTTTCCGGGGCACGGGTAACACGATGTAATAACATCGCATCTTTCATCAACACATACTGCTTATAAGACTTACGAGCTGGTTCAATGTAAGAACGTCCGTAAGGTAAATAGTTAGCGTCAGTTAATAGCCTAAAATGCGCTATTTCATAGTTTTCAAATTTAATCTTACCATCTCTATCTTTAACACGTGAATTGATACCACCAGCTGCGATTACCATTGGATCAATCTTGAAACATACATAAGATGGATTTTGAGGATCCATACCTTCTTCACGAACCATATCATAAACTGATAATGGTGTTACGCTGTATATACCAAATTTTTCAGCAATTTCCATGTGTAAATAAAAATCACCATACTTACACATGTTACGAATCCATAACCATAAGTTAAATTCGATGTTTAAAACATCATAGAATAAATTATACAAAATACGCTGTAGATTTTCATCAGCGCTTCTAATTTGTAATACTTCGTGAGCTTCATTTTTTAATGTAGATTCATCAGCAACAATATCAAGAGCAGAGGCAATAATTGATTCTGTATCCATTGCTTCATAGTCAGTATATAACTGAATACGCAATGTTTGATAGTTCATTGTTGGGTTGTATGGCATATTAGCGCCATAACGGTGTAACTTAGTGAATCTATCAATTAAAGCATTTGTCTTTACGTTACCGTAAGCTTGTATTCTATCAACGTCTATAGTTTTTAACTGATTACCTCCGACATTTCTAATGATAACATCTGTAGAGAATAAGCGTCTTAATCTACTAAATAAGCCTGTATTTTGTTCAGCCATTTTTGTATTTTATTATATCAATAAATATTTATCATTTACAGTATCCATGTAAAATCTTCGGTACCGTATGGTGTTTCCATTTGATATGGATTTTGTACACCATTAGGTAACATTGGTATATTACTAGAACCACCTGTTCTAGATATTCCTCCTAAAGCCATTCTAGTCATATCCATACCTTGTTGATGGAATTTAACACCAGTGTCTCTAGTAAATAACCCAATACCTAAAGCCATTACTAAGTCATCATTATACCCGTTTTGTGCTTGTGCTTTACCATTTTGCCAAATGAACACACGCAATTCCTCTAATAATCTCTTAGAGCGGAAGGTAAAATGACGATCTCGAATATACGCTTCCATCTTTGAGATAACAAGTGGTCTTGTTTTAACTGATGTAGTAAAGCCAGGAACTGTTTGTTCACTATCCATTTTAGCCATCCATTTATCAATATGCATTTCACCGTAGGCGCGAGGTGAATAATATAAGTTTTGATATCCTTTTTCAATGATAGTATTAACTACATCCCATCCTACGTTAGCATTTTCGGGTACAAGTAAAGCATTATTATATTCAGTAGCAATTGATACTAACATATGACCATATTCTCTTGTGCCTATTTGTGATTTATATTCAGCAACTTGTTCACATGCTTCTACATCAATAACATGAAAGGCAGAGTAGTCACTACCATCGCCACGGGCAACGTCAGCACATACAATATAAGACTTGCTATAATCAGGATATTGCCAAACCCAAAAGTCACCACCCATAAAACGACGTTCTACAGGTTCTTGAATAAATGTTTGTTCATAAAAGGATAGATTGTCAGGTTCAATAACTGAATTACCTGAACCTAAGAAGTCACAATCATACTCTTGGGCAAATTCACGTGGCGACATATTTGCACGTTCGCGTTGTTCCCATTCAGGATCTACTGGTGCTACACGATCAGGGTGTAAATCCCATTTTAGCTCAATTGGATAAAAGTCATTTTTATTACCAATTTGAGCTTCAGTATACATTTTATGAAACCAGTTACCAATACCGTTTGGAGAAGATAACGCAATGATTCCTCCACCCGTAGCAATTGTTGGTTTAATACTCGTATATATTTTATCAATACCTTCAATGAACGCAGCCTCATCTATTAGCAATAAGGATACGGCGTAGGATCGACCTGCATCTGAGGCAGCTGATGTAGCTACAATCTGAGAGTTATTAGCTAGTTTTAGTGATAATTTATTATCTGAAATTGGTTTTTGATTACCACGTAACCAGGAAGGTAAGTTATTGTACATAAACTGTACTTTTTCAACCATACCTTTTGCTGTTTCTTGTTTAGTAGCAATACAAAGTACTGTTTTATCTTTATTAAATAACATTGTCCATAAAGCGTATCCTGCTACAAGAGTAGAGATACCTAACTGACGAGATTTATTTACAATAGAAAAACGATGTTGTCTAAAATCGTTTAATGTAGTTTCCTGGAATGGGTATAGATGAAATAATACTCTACCTTTAACTGGATGGGTAATATAACAATATTTGCGAAAGAAGTGCACGGGATCCATTGCACACTTTATATATTCCTGTTTTATTATTTCTTTAATATCGGCTTGTTGCGACATATTTTACACTATTGGTTATATATAAATATATAAAAGAAGCCTAACCGTTATGGTTAGGCCTCAGTGCATGGGTTGCAAGGGTTATTTTGTAAAATATAAATATGTTAAGCCACCAATAATAGCAGTTCCAGTTACCTGCAAAAATTTGAGTTTTACTTTAAGCTTTTTATTTTGTTTTTGTAAATCTTTAACCCATAATCCTTGGGCGTCAAATTTTAATTGTTCATTTTTGATGCGATCTTCGTACATAATACCTTTTTGAACATGTCCTGAAATGATGCTATCTTTTAGTGTTATTTTGGATTCTAAAAGTGTAACATGTTCATTACATAATTTCAATTCTGCTTTAGCACTATCACCGCTAACTAAATCTTTAACAATTTGTTTAGCAATGTTAACTGGTATTTTAACTGTATCTTGTGTTTGGGCATTACCAAATAAAGGTAAAAAGGCCAATATAATTAAAAAATATTTCATTAGTAGTTGTATCTAGCTTTAAAAAATGAATCAACTTGAGTTGGAGTATACTGAGTGGCTTGTTGGCCTACCTCGTGATAATATTCACGAACAATAGTTGTTTTTTCCTTAATATTATCTACTTGATTGTCAATTTGATTAATTTCGGTTTCATAAACAGCAATTGTACTATCAATTTGTTTTTGTCTTTCTAATAATTGTTTATTAATAGCAGACAATGAATCAATTGTCGCTTTAATATTAGCAGGCATTTTTGGTTGACGAGTAGTAACCCACAATAATCCAAATAATACTAATAATCCCCCAATGATGTAAAAACCAATTTTACCTTTACCTTTATTTTGTTGAATAAAATCAACAAGTTCTTTTTTAGTAACAGCTTTAGATTTTTTTACTACCATAAATTATTTTTTAATACCAGCATAGTATTGTAGCTTTCCAATTGTCCATTCGTCCAATGGTTCTTCTTCTGTTTCTTCAGGTTCAACTACAGGTTCAACGTATGCTTTACCGGTTTGTTTTTCAATTTTTTTCTTTAAATAATCAGAACCAGCTACTAATGTATTGATTCTATCTTCTAATGATGCTTTTAAATCACGTAAACGTACTAATTCAGTTGATGGTTTGTCTGTTAAATCACCAGGTGAACCACCTTTTCTACGTTTTAATTTTATAATGTTTGATTTAGTAGCAGCTAAACGTTGAGATAAATCATCGTATTTCATAAATGCTTCATAATCTGCATCAGACATTTTGCTAGTTGTAGGTTCAGCTTTTTCTAATTCATCAGTTTCTGGTTCAACATTATCTGTAAAATCTTCAGATCCGTCATCGTTAGGTTCATTATCAAAATACATTGATAATGGATTTTCACCGCTACCCATAAATAAATCTTCTGGTTCAGTAGCTTGTGTTGGGGCAGTTTCACCTGGTTCAGGTGTTGCTTCAACTTCACCACCAGCACCTAATTTAACTAACACACCTGCATCTAACAATGCATTTACTACTGCGTTGGCAATCTGTGGACGAACAAAGTTAAATTGAGATTGCAATGATTTTTTATCAGCTCCTGGATTTTCACGGAAATAGCTAATAATGTCTTGTAATGATACTCCTGAAACGCGTTTGTTTGCGTATTGAGCAACATCAACATTATCATCAGCTAAACGGAATCCTTTAGCAGTGCGTGCCATTTCATCTAATTCAAGAGCATCAAGACCCGGTTTATTTAATTTCTGTATTCTAGCCTGGGTTGATTTGATTTTTGCGTCAATAGCTTTTACTTCAGCATCACGAGATGGTTTTTCTGTTGGGGCAGGTGGGTTAGCTGCTAATTCAGATTTTTTCTTATTTAGAGCAGCTAATTGTTTAGCTTCGGCAGCTTTAGCAGCATCTTGAGCTGCTTTATCTTCAGTAGCACCTTCGTTTAATACTTCTTGAATAGCTTCGCGTACTAGTCTGCGGAGTTGTTTTGCTTTCATACTTTTGAGTTCATTAGTCGTTATGTCCATAAATATTAGTTTAGATTAGAAATAATAGTAGCAATACGTTCCTCCGTACTACCTTTAACAGTTATTAATTTTTTAGGTTTATATTCAACAAGCATTTCACGTATAACAAAATCAATTTGTTCACGATATTTTGCATCAGTCGTACGAACACCATTATCTTCAATTTCAACGCCTTCTGGTGAAACATAAACAACAGCATCATATTCATTACGAATAGACATTAATAAATTGACAAATTGTCGTTTTTCATGCCAATCAATAGATTTAGCACTGAGTGTAAATGCGCATACATCATATAATGTTCTATCTGTGATAATATTAGGTTTCATTAATTCAATGCTACGTTCAGCAGCAAATACTAATTGACCTTTTAATGTTGAATCAGTATTTAAACTAATACCTTGATCGCGTAAATATTTACTACGTTCAGTTGCTGTTTCGTAATCTTTAAATTGATCCATCTGTTTAAGTGCATTTACTAATGTAGTTTTACCTACACTAATAGTTCCAGCTAATCCTATTTTCATATTATTTTTTTTCTGTATTTTTATGTATGTTATATAATAATATAACGATAATAATAAGTAAAGTTGTTTGCATATTATTTATTTCGTTTACTAATTTTATCCATTTGTCGCTCTATTTTCTTCTGTTGCTTAGCTTCCTTAACACGTTGTTTAATACGTTTCTCAGCCCCAGCTTTATATTTAATATCTACCTCAACAGGACCTCTAGTAAATTTATCTAGATTATATGTCCATGTTTCAATTGTATCTTCATCTTCGTAAACACGAGTGAATTTACGTGGTGGTGTTTCCGGTACTATAATTGCTGGTCTTCCTCTCATATAAGGTGAAATTAAAAAAAGGATCTTGACGATCCTATTTTATTATACTCTTGCTCCTGCTGCTTTACCAGCTGCCGTTTTATGCCAAGGCACTCCGTTAGTGTCTTTTTTTCTATCTTCCCACTGGTCTTTAGTGTATTTAAATCCAAATAACCAATATTCTGATTGGCGTTTATTGCCTTGTGGCATTAATGCAGGACCATCTATATTGTGTAATTTATTGGTACCATTTATATTTAAATAATACGCTATAGTGCCGTCAGCCGTAACTAATTTTCTTGTTTCCATCGTTTTTGCTTTAAATGTACGAAGGATATTTTATTAACCCAAATCTTCTAATCCAGTATCATCTTTACGTAAATCAGATTCAATAGATTTCATTTCACCTATTGCCCATTGTTTTTGAGATGGTGTTAATTCATCATTTACTGCATTTTCTACAAACGGAATAAATTCATCGTCTGGTAATTTATACAATGAAGCAAAAAATAATTCACGCACACGTGCATCTTCTACATCACTTTCATTGTATAATTTAGAAATAGCATCGTATAGGAATTTACCAAAACGTAAATCGTTTGGTTCGTTAGATAATTTATCTACAGCGCCTACAATAGCTTGATTTTTTTCTCTATCAGCACCAAATCCTTGTGTACCAACAATCTCATACAATCCTTTTACAATTTCATGTACAAGCATTGGGAAACATATTGCTTTAGCTTTAATAACAAATTGTTCATTTTCTTCATCATATTCCATTTCACTTTCACCGCCTTGTGGTTTTTGGCCTTGAGCAAGTGCAGCTAACATCATAGCAATGGCATTTTCATCATCGTAGATGCCAAAAGCCATTTTAAGTATTTCATTGTATTTTTCTACTAATGCTGGGTTAATGGCGTCTAAATATTCTTTAAATAGCATAAATCCAAATGCTCCTCTAATAGATGCACCTTGTGTTATACCATTAATAATGCGGCGTTTTGCTTTTAATTTTTCAGGATCATCTTCACCAAAGTCAGGAGATGTTGGGTCTTCTTCGTCTTCACCCATTTGAATATCTAAATCACCTAATCCAACTATTTTAGCATCAATCTTAATATTTGCATAGTCTATAATTGGGTAAGCGTCTG